GACAGAATAAGTTTTTAAGCATAATGTCGCAAATTGGAGTTGTAGTAGGTAACGTAACCGACATAGTTGCAGACCTTGGAATGGGAATATTCAATGCAGGAAAGGCTATGGCTCGTTTAGTTAAAGGGGATTTAGCAGGAGCAACTGCAGCCTTTGGAGAAATGACAGCAAATGTAGTAGAAGCAACTAACGGAATTAAGAATTTTGGTGAAGAAACTAAAAAAGAAATAGAACTTGCGAAAGAACTTTCTGCACAAAGGGCTAAAGCAGATATTGCTGAAAGAAAATTATTACTAGAACGAGCAGAAGCAAACAGAAAAGTTGCAGAGCTTAGGGAAAAAGCAGCAGATAAAGAAAATGTTTCTGTTGAAGAAAGAATAGAAGCTATAAAAGAAGCAGGTAGAATTGAAGAAGAAATAACTGCTAAAGAAATAGAAGCAGCTAGGCTAAGATTTGAAGCTAAAAAAACTGAGAACTCATTAAGTAAATCTACTAAAGAAGATTTAGACGAAGAAGCTCAGCTTCAAGCTACGCTGATAGATTTAGAAACAGCAAGACTTAGAAAGCAAAAAGCATTAACTGCTGAAATTACTACAGCACTTAGAGAAGAAGAAGCAGAACGTAATAGAATTATAGCAGAAAGAAAAGCTAAAGAAAATGAGGATAAAAAATTAAAAGAAGAACAGGATAAAATAGAAGCTGAGAAAAAAGCTGAGCAGGATAAATTAGATAAAGAAGCAGCAGATAAATTAGCAGCAGAAAAACTAGAAAGAGAGCAAAGAGTTTTAGCTTCAGAATTAGAAATAGAACAAAGAAGATTAAATGCTAAGAAAGCAGCAACAGATGGGATAATCTCTTTATTTGGAGCTGAATCAACAGCAGGAAGAGCAGCAGCAGCTATAAGGCAAGTTATTGCAGCACAGGAAATGATTGCAGAAGCTAAAAAGAGTATAACATTTTCTTCAGTAGCAGCAGCAAATTCAGCAGTTGCAGTAGAACAAGGTGCAGCACAAACAGCCAAAGTTGGTTTCCCTCAAAATATTCCTATGTTAATTGCTTATGCAGTACAGGCTGCAGGTATTATATCAGGTATTAGTTCAGCAGTTGGAAAAGCAAAATCAGTTGCAGCTTCTTTAGGAGGAGGAGGTGGTGGTGGTTCTGCTCCAAGTTTTCAACCTGTTCCAACTCCATCAGTTCCCCCTGCTTTTAATGTAGTAGGAGCTTCTGATAATAACCAGTTAGCAGGTGCAATAGCTTCTCAATCACAAACACCAATTAAAACATTTGTAGTAGCAAATGATGTAACTACAGGACAAGCTTTAGAAAGAAATACAATAGAGGGTGCTTCTTTAGGGTAACAGTTTATAAAAATATCGTACATATAATATGGAAATCATTGAATTATTTTTAGACGAAGAAAACGAACATTCAGGAATTGAAGCAATATCTGTTGTAGAATCACCTGCTATTGAATCTGATTTTATTGCATTAAAAAATCAAGAGATTAAAATGGCTGAGGTAGATAAAGAAAAGAGAATCCTTATGGGAGCTGCTCTTATACCAAATAAGCCTATATATAGAAAGAACGCTAAAGACGATGGCTATTATGTATTTTTTTCAAAAGATACAGTAAAAAAAGCATCCGAAATGTTTTTTATAAGAGGCAATCAATCAAAAGCTACTTTAGAACATCAAATGTCAATACAAAATTTAACAGTTGTAGAATCATGGCTTGTTGATGACCCTAAAATGGATAAATCAGTAAAATATGGATTAGAAGTACCTGAGGGAACTTGGATGGTATCTATGAAAGTTAACAATGATAAAATTTGGAATGATTATGTCAAAACTGGTAAAGTAAAAGGATTTTCTATTGAGGGATTTTTCTCAGACCAGGCTAATCGTCCAAAAGAACAAATAGAAGAAGAATTAAAAAGTAAAAAAATAAAAATGGCTACAAAACAAATAGACGGAAGAACAGGCTATGATACAAAGGAAGAAGCTGAAGCAGTTGCTAAGACTATGGGCTGTAAAGGACATCATACTCACGAATTAGACGGACAAACATGGTATATGCCATGTGAAAGCCACGATTTAAATGAAGAAATTTCTGAAGAGCTTATTGCTAAGATTAAAGATATAATCTGCAAAGACTGTGATAGCAAATAAAATGTTTAGAAAAAAACCTTTTAAAAATTTAGCCCATAACTCACCAAAAAACAGTAGAAGAGGGTGTTTATGTAAAGATAGCACCTACCATGTTGACTGCTGTGATGGAACTTTACATGCTCAGGGTATTGGAAAAGTAAGAATATAAAATAAATAAAACGGAAACACTTTTAGTTTTTGTCGTACATATAATAAGGATAAAAAATTATACAAATGAAAGCATCAGAAATAGTTGAATCAATTAAAGAAGTTCTAGGAATGGAACTTTCAGACGTTAAAGTTGAATTAGAAGTTAGAGAACTTGAAAACGGAACTAAAATAGAAGCAGAATCTTTTGAAAAAGGAAAGTCTGTATTTATTATAGCTGAGGGAGAAGAGCAAGACAAAATTGCAGTTCCAGTTGGAGAATATAACTTTTCTGATGGGAGTTCAATGTCAGTTAAAGAAGAGGGTAAAATAGCAGAGTTATATAAAAAGAAAGATGAAGATATGAAAGATGAAGAAGAAGAAGAAATGGACGAAGAAGCTGACGTTGCAGACTGGAAAGGAATGGAAAAAAGAATTAAAAACTTGGAAGATGCTGTAGCTGACTTAAAAGCTGATAAAGAAGATAAAAATTCAAAAGAAATGGAAGCTTCTGAAGAAGTAAAAGAAAAAGTAGAAGAAAAAGTAGAAGCGTCTAAAACTGAATTGTCATCTGAAAATGCTGCTGAGCCAATTTCTCATAATCCTGAGGGAGACGTAAAAAAGCAAGTTGTACAATTTGCTAGAAATAGAAGAAGAAACACTCTTGATAGAGTATTAAGTAAATTAAATCAATAAATAAATAACAATTAAATTTTAAAACATGAGTAATCACAAAGTCGATTTAGCGACTACAACGAACATCACTACAACTTATAATGGAGAGTGGGCTAATAAGTACGTCTCTATAAGTCTTCTAAGTGGTAAAACTTTAGACAATGGTGGCGTAACAATTATGCCAAACATTGATTATAAATATGTAATACAAAAGGGAGCTTTTGATGCTAACTTTATTAAAAATGCAACTTGCGATTTTGCAGATACAGGTCAATTAGACTTAACAGAGAGAGTTCTTACTTTAGAAGAGTTCCAAATCAACTCTGAGTTCTGTAAAAAAGATTTTTCTCAAACTTGGCAAGCTGCTGAAATGGGATATTCTGTACTTGGAGAAAATTTACCAAAAAGTTTCCAAGACTTTATAGTAGCTCAATTTGCTGCTAAAATTGCTGATAAATACGAGCAAGTTATTTGGAGTGGTACTAACGGAAATGCAGGAGAATTTGATGGATTTACTACTTTATTTGCTGCTGACGGAGACGTTGTTGATGTTGCTGCTGTAGGTGGTGGTATTGATGCTTCAAATGTAATTGCAGAATTAGGAAAAATAGTTGCTGCAATTCCTGGAGCTGTCTATGAAAAAGACGATATGCACGTTTATATCGGAACTAATATACTTAGATTCTATGTACAAGCTTTAGGAGCTGTAGGTGCAGGGTCAGGTATCGATAACAAAGGAACACTATGGTATAATGGAGTTCCATTAACTGTAGATGGAGTTAAATTATTCCATTCTCCAGGTATGCCTGCAAATAAAGCAGTAGCAGCTCAAGCGAGTAACCTTTACTTTGGAACAGGTGTAATGTCTGACATGAACGAAATTAAAATTATCGACATGGCTGACATTGATGGCTCTCAAAATGTAAGATTCGTTATGAGATGGAAAGCAGGAATCCAGTATGGTATCGGTTCTGAAGTAGTGTTATACGCTTAATAATAAATAAATAAAGTTTAACCTTTTAAAATAAATAAATATGTCATGTAATTTAAGTGCAGGTAGAGCAGTCCCATGTAAAGATGTAGTAGGTGGGATTCAAAAGGTTTTCTTTGTTGACTTTGGTGGACTGGGAACTGTTACACAAACAGCAGATGAAATAACAGATGCAAGTGGAACATTCTCAGCATACGAGTATGCACTCAAAGGAGGTAGTAGTTTAGAGCAAACAATTACATCTTCAAGAGAAAGTGGAACAACTTTCTTTGAGCAAGTGCTTACTCTAAATCTTACTAAATTAAGTAAAGAAGATAACGTACAAATAAAACTATTAGCTTTTGGTCGTCCACAGGTTGCAGTCGTTGATAACAACGGAAATGCTTTCTTGATGGGTCTTGAGCATGGAGCAGAGGTAAGTGGGGGGAGCGTGGCAACGGGAACAGCCATGTCCGACCTTTCAGGTTATACACTTACGCTGACAGCTCAGGAAAAACTTCCTGCTAATTTCATTAGTGGTGCTACATTGGCTAATCCGTTTGCAGGATTGGCAAATGCCACAGAAACAATAGTAGTTGGTACTAATAGCTAAAAAACGATAGGTTTCTTTTCATTAAGTTTTGTTTAGGTTAGGAGGGGGTACTTTTTGAGTTCCCCCTTTTATTTTTAAGGAGTTATGATAATATTACAAGAATCCAACAACAGTCAAACTATAAGAGTTATTCCTAGAGAATATACTGCTTCAACTACTTATGCTGTAAACATAACAAGTGATTCAGAAAACAAAAATGTTTATTCGCAAAATTATACAGGTCAATTTACTGAGACTAAATATTACTATGAATTATCTGGTGCTTTTTCTAACCTTGAGCAAGATAATTTTTATACCCTGAAAATTACAAGTCCAACTCAAGAAGTTTTTAGAGGTAGGATTTTCTGTACTAACCAAACAATAAGTGATTATAGTGTTAACTCAGGGCAATACACTACAACCACATCAACAAACGAATTTATATTCTATGAAGCATAAAAGTAACATACATATACTAGAGCTAAATGCTTATACAGCTCCTCGAGTTTACGAAGAAAGAAACCAGGATTTCGTAGCTATAGGAGAAAACAACGACTATTATCAATATGTTATAGACAGATATATTGGTTCAACAACAAACCATGCAATATTAAACGGAATAACCAATTTTGTTTATGGACATGGATTAGATGCTACTGATTCAAGCGAAAAGCCAGACCAGTATGCACAAATGAAATCACTTGTAAAAAACAAAGATTTATTTAGAGTGGTTCAGGACTTTGTAATTTTAGGAGAGGGTGCTTTTCAAATAACTTACAATACAGAGAGAAAGATAGATAAGTTAACCTATTTCCCAAGACAAACTTTAAGGGCTGAGAAATGCAACGATAAAGGCGAAATAGAAGCATATTACTATCACCCTGACTGGAAAGAATACAGAAAAAGTCATAAACTTAAAAGAATACCAGTTTTTGGAACTTCAAACGAATTAAATGAAATATTTATTGTAAAAAAATATGTAGTTGGATTTCATTATTATTCACTTCCTAGTTATGCGGCTTCTATGCCTTATGCTTTGCTAGAAGAAGAAATTTCAGCGTATTTAATTAATGAAACTCAAAATGGTTTTTCAGGAACTAAAGTGGTAAACTTTAACAATGGTATTCCAGACAAAGAGAAACAAATACAAATTAAAAATGACATTTTAGGTAAACTTACTGGCTCTCTTGGAGATAAAGTAATTGTAGCCTTTAATGCTAATCAAGAATCTTCTACAACAGTTGAAGATATATCACTAAACAATGCTCCAGAACATTACGCTTACTTAGCTGAGGAGTGTGTTAAAAAGTTAATGGTAGGACATAGAATTACATCTCCTCTTTTACTTGGAATTAGAGAATCTGGAGGAGGGCTTGGAAATAATGCTGAAGAAATACAAACAGCAACAGACCTGTTTGATAGTATTGTTATAAGACCTGCCCAGGATATTGTAGTTGATGCCTTAGATGACATTTTAAGTGTTAATGATATTGCTTTAAATCTATATTTCAAAACTTTGAAGCCACTTAATTTCATGGATGAAGATACTGATTTGACTGATGAGCAGAAAGAAGAAGAAACAGGAATAAAAGATGAGGAGATTGATGAAGAAAAAGTAGAGGTAGATTTATCTAAAGAGGACTTAACAAGCGAAGAAGTTAAAAATGTATTAGGAATATTAGCTGAGAGTGGTCAAAAAATGAGTGATGACTATGTTTTTGTTGACGAAATTGACAACGACCAAGATATTGACAATGAAGATTGGGCTAATTATTTAATTACAGAGAAAAAAAGCACACTATCAAAAATAAAAGGTCTAATAGGGCTTAAAGACGAAATAGATTCGAGAAGAAAAGGAAATGTTTTTAGCGTGTTAGATTCTCCTAATGGCTTATATAAAATTAGATATACTTATGCTGTAGGTTCTACAAAAAAAATGAAAAAGAATAAACAGACTGGTAAGCTAAATGAATCAAGACAGTTTTGTAGAAACATGATGAACATGGCTAATGCAGGAATTGTATGGACTATAGAAGATATTGACGATGCTTCAAGAGAGGGTGTAAATAAACAATTAGGACATAAAGGCAGGTCTTACGATTTATTCAAATTTAAAGGGGGAGTTTATTGTAGGCATAAATGGGTCAGAAAGTTATATAGATTAAGAGCTAATACAGAAGAATCTAACAATTTAGCAGATTATAAAACTACAAGATATATTCCTAAAAGATATGATAGAAATCCACCAGGTTCAAAACAAGCTGTTAAAGCTCCAGAAAATATGAAAAATAATGGTCATTATCCAGGATGGAAACCTAAAAAGAAATAAAATTAAACTATGGCACAGGTATTATTTATAAATAGAGACGATTTAGTA